TCTGCCTTGCAACTTCACTCGCTTCCCGCTGCTTTTCAAGAATCTGCTCAAAACTTTCAGCCGCTTCCGTTTCCGCTTCTTTCATTCTTTGACAAATGGACTCTACGCTTGTTTCGTATTTTTCTGAATACGGAATGATTGCGTTCGTAGCGTTTCCGATGTTCTCGATGCTTGATGTAACGCTGTCAAACACACCGGAATCACGAAGCGTTTCAAATGAATCTCTTACGGCTTCACCGTAAGTATGAACGTCTTTTGTTGACTCATTCAGCGAAGCTCCGAGCTTATCGAACGGAAGATTTGCCGGGTCAAAATTGGAGAAATCAAATGTGTTTTCGCCCTGACCTCTTTCCATCTCTTCCCGAAGATGACGGAATGCATCCGTCCCGGAATCAACAGAAGGTTCGATCCGACTGTCAAAAATATTTTCTACTTCTTCGGCCATCCTAGACGTGCTGTTGCCGATACTTTCAATCGCTTCCCGGCTTTCCCTTGTGGATTTCACCATCCTTGAAATATCGTTTGCAGCCTTAATATTGACATTGACGTTTCCAATGTCTTTCAGTTTGGACAGCGCGTCACCAAACTCTCCGAGCTTTGCGATGGTGGAACCGCTGATGTTTTCGTCAACAACCTTTGCGATATTTTTGATATGCGTGGAAACACCGCTCAGATTTATACCGTCACCAACGGCTTTTTTTACACGAGAAAGCGCGTCAGCGAGTTTGTCAAGACCCTTGCCTGCCTGCTCTGAATTATCATGAATTTGTAAATTCAATACGCCAACATCAGCCATAGTCTTTTCCCCCTCGCTAACGCGCCCGATATTCTTACTGCCCAGTAATCACTGCCTTGGCTTTTTCCTGCTGTCTCTGCTCAAAGTTCTTGTTGAACTGAGCAATTCTCGCCTGGAACATCGCCATCGCCAGTTTCATCTGGTCTTCTTCACTCTTCTTGCGAACCTCTTCCTGCTTTTCCTTTTCAGCCGTTTCCAATTTCGGCTGTTCAGGATATTGCGGAATGTCCACACCTTTCGTGTTCAGTCCCGCCACAAGCAGTGGCACCGCCTGAAGAGCATCCCGGATGTACAGACCCTGTAACCAATATCCCCAGTCTGCCATCCGTCTTTCGTTCTCGTTCCGGATACGGTACGCTTTCCGGTACGCAACCTTCAGTTCGCTTTCCCCGTCCCAGTACTCTTCCGGTGTCATCCCCATAACCATGTAATGAGGAAGCATCTCGTCAAATATATCTCCATACGAGCGGGGTTCCGCCTGATCATCCGTCAGGCGGTTTCCCACGTAGGGTCTTCGTTTTCAGCGTCTTCCTTGCCATCGGCCATCAGATCCTCCAAGGGCTTCATGTAGAGCTTCGTGAGGAGGCCGAGCAGCTCGTCCTTCTTCGTCTGGTAGTTCCAGATCTCCATGATCCGTTCAGGCACCATACCCTTGTGATGCATCTGGAACGCGCCGACAAACAGTTTTTCAACCATGGTATACGGGTAATCGGCGTCAATTTTAAAGCCGTTCCGCTCCATGCTCTTGACCACACGGGCGTTGAACTCCAGTGTGTAGCGGGAACCCTTTTCATCCTTGATTACAATCTTGGAAAAATCCTTCTCATTCGCAGCCATTGGCTTGCCTTCCTTTCTCGCCTGATTCACAGGCAGTCGCTTCATTTTGTTTGCCATACAGGTTCTCCTTTATCCATCAGGGACCGGGGGAGAGTGTTTCTCCCCCGATACCCGGATTTCATCAGGTGGTGCTGTACACGATAACCGTAGCCGGGGTCACGGTGATGCTCATGCCCACAGCTTCGTTCACGCCGCCGCCATTGATACCAGCGGAGATATCGCCGGTCCAGCTAAACTTGCCGTAATGGCCGTCCGGAACTTCACTTCCGGCTTCGCCGGTCGCGCCGAACCATACAGCGTAATGATGCTGATGTCCCTCAAGCGCATGCACCTTGGCATAGTTTTCGGGGGTGTAGTTCGCACCGTAGTTCTGCTCAGCGGTATCGCCGATACCGTTGATGTAAACGCGCATGTAGTCGCTCAGACTGGTGATGTCGATACGCTCCTTCGGAGGAATCAGATCCGGGAAGGAGGTGATATCGATCAGCTTGCTGTAATCACCAGACGTTACAGAAGTAGCAGTGCTCGTGCTGTACATCAGATAAGTCTGATAAGTGGAAATGCCTTTCTCGCCTGCCATAGTTGTTGCTCTCCTTTCACAAAAAAGATGAATAAACGCATGAAAGCGTGGATATAATCCAAACTCGCAATCATGCGTCTGATTGATTCAATTACGTTGTCAGACCCTGTAGAGGTTTCCATCCTGATCAACATTGGCCTCGTATCTGGCAACATACCGGAAAACGGTTGTGTTATCGAGATTGTCGATGTAATCACCGCTGACCCTTGTAAAGTTCATGGCGATCATCGCGTCATCACCGGCCTTGAAAATCTCGCGGCATTTGCTCTTGCTTGTCGCATAAACGTCAAGCTGATACATCAGCCTTGAAAAATTTTCAATCGGCGTTGAACTCTGCAAGTCTCTGAGAGTTGTATTGCTCTTCTCAACAAGGCTTGCCGCCGGAAAAGCCGTTGGCGGTTTGGTAATGCTTGTGCTGACAAACTTGTTCTGCGCGCACAGCGGAGCAATAGCGGAATGAACCCTGTTGAATACCTTGACCTCGACATCGATCATCCGCGCTCACTCCCTTACTTTCCGTATGACCGGAACATTCTGATTCCTTCGCGTTCAGCCGCTTCCTCAAGCCATTTCAGCGTGTTATACATGAACGGCCTTGATACATATCCGCGCGTCCAGTGATAATGTCCGTCCTTGTCGCTTTTGTACCACCATCCGTCATTGCCGTGATTTTTGACATCGTAGTCATAATTTCCGGCGGCTTCAGGATGCGGTTCAAACGATCCGACAATACCGGTTCCGTACTCAACGTAAATTGCGTACGGAGCACCCGCACACACAAATCCGCAGCGTTCACTCGGAAAGAACAGCCCGTAAATGCTTTGCTCCAGTTCGCCTGTATCCACGGCATCCAGTGAAGTAATCTGCATCTTGGCGATCTCGCAGCCTTCCATCGTCAACTGCTGAACCAACTCCCAGCAGGAACGCTTCAGGTCTTCCTGAAACTTTTTTACTTCACGGATGGCCTTGTTAACGGAAGACGGCGTAAGTTGCATGCTGATCGTTCGCAGAATCTTCGTACTCATGCTTCCTCACCGTCCGCATGGTTCTTCGTCCGCTTTTTCAGCGCAATGCTCACCGTGTTCAGGCTGGGATGCACGGACTGGATGTCGTAAAGATCACCCTTCCACCGAATCAGCCCATATTCATCAATGGGTACATTCGGATTGTCCATCACCAGCGTGTGCGTATACCGGATTTCCTCGCCGTAAAAGGTCTGATTCTCACGTCCGCTCGGAGTTGAGATGTTCCCTTTGTACGGCACAGGCTCACCGTAAGTCAGGTGAAATTCACCGGTGTGTTCGCCATCATCGTTCAGGTCGGTTTCCGTTCCGTCCCACGGAAGATATTCAAAATCCTTCATGTTCCTTTTCAGGCATTTCACGGAGCATCACCGCCTTACCGAATCGGCTTACAGAACGGAAGCACGTTCTCCAGCATTCCGTCCGGGACATCCGCCGCGCCGTAGTTGCGGTGAATGCCGTTCTCGATATGCTGAATCTGCCCTTCCGCACCGCGCTTGTTCAGCAGATAACACGCGATGTTCAGCTGAGTCATGGCGTACCGGTCCGGAACCTCAAGTCCTTCATAGTCTTCCCAGAATTCAGGAAACTGGTACATCTTGTTGAGTACCTTTTGACCGGCCATGTTGAGATAAACTTCCAGGATGCTCTCGTCCGTATCATCTTCGGGACCTAACATCCGGCGAAGCATGTCCACTTTCGTCTCATGAGTCATCCTGTCCATCTCCCTTACTTGCTGATCTTCCTTCTTCCGGAAGCCCTTGTCTTGACTTCTTCCTTTGCGGATTCTTCCTTTTCAGGCTTCTCCGCAATGGGTTCCGCATTCTTTCCTTCAATAACCTCAACCGCGTCTCCGAGATCGGCTTCCGTATTGAAAACCTCTCCCGCTACGTGCCATCCGGCACTGTCCTTTACATTCCATTTGGCTTTCACCAGCATGGTCTGTACCCCTTTCTTCAGGTCTTTCCGGCGGCAGGGCGAACCCTTACCGCCGGATTTTTTATCTGAATTACTTCACCTTGATCAGGGCAACCTCGTTCATCCGCTCAAAGGACGGCAGAACGATTTCGGAAGCGAAGGTGTTGATGTTCACGGGATGCTCGTCCACGATCTGGGTCAGAGCGATACCGTTGTTCACAACCGCAACATCCGCCTTGCCGCTGCCCATCAGGTCAGCTTCTTCGGGGGTCGTGCCGCGCCAGGTGTTGCCCAGGGTGCCGTTCGGCAGGACAGCCACATAGTTATCCGGCACAAACTTGTGAGCAACTCCGCTCTCGTCCTTGTACTGCTTGTCATACACGACAATGCCAGCCAGACGCAGAGCGTCCTTCAGGAGCGTATCGATCTGAGCATCGGTCAGGTAGCCAAGAGCGATACCGCTGGTGGACAGGAACATGTTCTTGATCGCATTAATGCTCCGGAACAGCTTGTACGTGTTGTTGTTCATCACAATCAGCGTACCCTCTCCACCCTGAGCACGGATAGCATCCTGCGCAGCACGGATGTCTTCCAGCGGATCAGCAGCCGCAGGCTTGTCCCAGGTCTTGTCGGAGGTAACCACGAAATAGTTCGAGGCTTTCCACGCACCCTGAGGATCGTAGTTGTAGGTGTAGCTCACGCCGTTGGCATTGATGGTGATGCCCATGTTGCCGGAATCGGGGAAGAGCAGCTGCATGATCATTCTCTCAGCGACAACCAGCGCGCCGTCCAGAAGATTCCCGGCATCATCGAACACGCGGTTCAGCGCGTCATTCAGATAGGGATCGTTCTTTTCACGGATCCGCAGGATTTCCTGACGGTCCTTTTCCTTGATTTTGAAACCCTCGCGGAAGAAGGGCATTTCAGTTTCAGTGAACTGAATGCCTTCACGGCTGCGGAAGGTGGCCTTCGCATCAAAGGCGCTGGGCATCAGGGAAACAGGCAGACCCTTGAAGCCCTTCACCCACTTCAGGTCCAGACCGGCCTTCTGCTTGGAAGGGAACAGGGTTTCGCCCAGATAGGGAATCTTGTTGCTGTTCGCTTCGGTCCAGTTGGCAGCGATGACCTTAGGCGTTACCAGCTTACGGAACTCAGTAAGATTCATAGTGTTTGTCTCCTTTCGTTGTTTCTTATTCAATCGGGTCAGGCCACTGCACATGCCGTAGCAGATGTCCACAACCCACCCTGACATCGGCATAAATCACAATGCCGGATGTTCTGCACAGGGAACAGAAGTACAGGTCTTCACTCAGCATTCCACGGTTCGCATCTCCGTAATTAACCCAGTCGTACCATGGGTACGATGTTCTCCGGAATACGTCCGTGCGGATCATGGCACATCCCATTCCGCCGCCGTGAACCTCGATCTTGGTTTCACCGGCATCTGCCATCCTGTGCATTTCCTCTGCGGAATATTCGCTTTCCAACGGATAGTGGTAATACTCTTTGCCGTTCGCGTCCTTCAGCTTACAGATGCAGGTTTTCCCCCTGTAGATGTTGTCCGTATCCCTGTGGGCGTAGTACCCAAGGTTCACGTCCATGGCATCCTCAAGGAGCAGTTTCAGTGCGTCCTTCGGGAGCACCACATCGTTGTCAACCATCAGCACAAAGTCTGTTTCCAGATTAATCGCTTTATGCGCAATCCGGTTTCTGGCTGTCGCGACATCATAGCCACGAACAGAATCAAACAGAACTTCATGCCCGTCTTTATCCAGATCCCAGATCGATTTGTAGGTATCCGGATAAATCGTTTCAAAGGTTGGCACGGCAATGAGTATTTTCATTCGTTATCCTCCGGATCAGGCGGTTTCGCCCGTTGCACCGGTAGCACCATTCACGCCAATGTTGGTGCGGAAGACCACACCGGGCAGAGCAGCATACAGCGCGGATGCATAGGTCACACCGCTGTGAGCCTGAGCCTTGGTGGCATCGATAATGCCCTGAACAACAGCGGCACCGTTGGGATTTTCAGCGGTATCCACGTCATACAGCAGCACACCGATTGCATTCGCACCCGTGGTGGAAGCACCGGCGGCAGTCAGGGGCGTACCGGCCTTCACAACCGTACCGCTCTGAGGAGCAGCAACTTTCACAGGAATCGCCTGGAAGTCCTTGCTGGCGAGGATCTCAACACCACCGCCGACAGTCGTTTCGTTGTACTTCATGTGTTTGTCTCTCCTTTCAAAAGAGTGTTTATTTTGTCCAGCGGTTCAGCTATCCGGGCTGAACCCTCCAGCTTTACCGCATGTAACCCTTTAAAGCATCAGTGACGGTCTTGTCCGATGAAGCCTTATCCCGTCCAAGGGCCTTGGCAAGCTCAATCGCAGCCTTTTCCTCGGCATCCTCTTTGCTGTCACCGCCTGCACCGGGGCCAGGAATCTTGCCGAATTCCAGTCTGAGTGCCTTTTCACGGGCTTCCCATGCCTTTTGAATCAGCAACAGGGCGTTGTCAACGTCCTCGCATCCGAACAGGCATTCAGCGATCTTTCCGGCTGTATCCTCATCCACGCTGAGCTTGCTCATCACGCTCTTTGTGGACTTCGCCCTGGCAACCTCTTTCCGAAGCTCTGCCAGTTCCTGCGCAGCCTTCTCGTCCGCTTCCTTCTTGTTCGCCGCGTCAATCTCTTCCTGAGTCATCTTGGCCTTCAGGGCTTTGTTTGCCGCGCTGGCTTCATGCGTAGCCTTGTCCAGCGCAGCCTTCTGCTTCGCCAGATCGGCCTTCAGCTGCTCAATCTGAGCATTCAGCGCGTCCTTCTCTCCGGCTTTGCTATCGTTGCCTTCACCACCGGCACCGCCGTTCTGATCGTCACCGGCAGGATTTCCGGCACCGCCTTCTCCGCCTTCTCCGCCGTTTCCGCCGTCACCGCCGTCCGGGGCAAACAGTGCATAAAACTTCGGTGACATCCAGTAACCGTTCTGATTTCTGAACATTGTCTTTCTCCTTTGCGCTTTTATAGTGCATCTCCGCACTGCTATTCTTTGCGATTTCCGTCTTCTCTGACGTTTGCGAATTATTTATATGGTCGCTTCTCTCCGACCTATTTCAAACGGCCCAAGGCCGTCAGAAACCGTTACTCCTCCGGCTCACCCGCCGGAATAATCCTGCACCGGCATCCCCAGTGCTTTACAGGAATCTCGTTAATCCGGAAGGCCTTTCCGTTCCTCGGCTTGCACTCCTTGCAAACCTTCTCGTCATCCATCGTCAGCCATCTGACCCACTTGATTCCGGCATCCTCAAACGCCTGTACAACTGCGTAGTCCGTCATGTTGATGGCGTACTGCCCAAGCTGTTGACTCCAGTACCGCAGAGCCTTGTCAATCTCCGCGTTCCTGTCCTTCCCGGCTTCCATCGCTTCTGCAAGCCTTACCGCCTTGCGTTCCGCCTCCGTGTTAAACCGGTAAAGCGTTACGAGGTCAACATCATCCAGAATCCCGTCAACGAACTCTTCCGTAATGGCCTTCTCTGCCATTTCGTGGGCCTTCTTAGGCTCGATACCGCACATTGCCAGTCCGAGTAAGTACGCTTCAAACGCGACCCCGTAGTACCGTCTCCGCGCCTTTTTCGCGCTGTCCCGATAGACCGCTTCAACCGTCCGAATGATCTGGATCTCGTCCCACTTCGCCAGCTTCAGCCTTCCGAAGGCCTTCAGGTTCTCACGGTTCATTCCCATGATCGCCTCATCGCATGCCTCGTAGATATTGATCTTCTCAGGATTCATGCGTTATATGCCCCCGTATCTCGGCGTACTCCGTCTGGCCTTGTTCGCACACGCGATGGATGAGTACTTCTGGTTCGGGTCCTTCTTCAGGAACCGCTTTCCGCAGACCGGGCAGATCGCCCATTCGCCTTTCTTCCCGCCTTGCGTGTCCTCTGTGCCTTCGCTCTGTGCCTGAATGCCTTCCGCCGTTGTCGGGTCTGTCGTGTCATCCTCTTGCAGCGGAACGTCCTCAGAAACGCCGTTCAGCCGGTCCAGTTCCTCAGCCAGCATCTCCTGATAATCGTCATACACGATGGCATCGCTCTCAGGATCTTTGCTCAGATGGCTGAACTTGAACGCCTGAATCGCAGGCATTCCGGCTGTCCTCAGCGTACTGAAGCTCTGCGTCTTCACCAGAAGGTCTTCGTAGTTCTGCCGCCAGAATTTCGGCTCCAGATCGCTGATTCTCAGCCCTGTCAGCGTGTTCGTATCGTTGCAGATCTTCAGAACGACCCTCAGGAAATCCGTCTCAGCCTTCCTCCACATCGCCTGTGTCTGAAGCGCACGGCTTTCCGCATGCCACCAGCCGTTCTTCATGATGACCGCACCGTTGTTGGAACTGTCACCGCTGGAAGCATCGCCCTGGCTCGGCATACCGACAATCTTCAGCACAATCTGCTCAAGGCTGTTCACCAGCGTCTGCGTCTGTGTCTGGTCAAGTTGGTCCGTCAGGTAGTACAGTTTCCTACCGTTCCCGCCGGTGTTCTGGCTTGCCGGAAGCTTGATTGCGCCGAGGTCCTTCAGTTCAAGGAAGTCTTCCCGGCTGATGTCCACGCCGTCAAACACCATCAGGGCCTGAATAAACTGCTCCACACCGTCCAGTCTGTTGCTCTGCGTCAGGTTGATGGCATCCAGAAGCGGAAGAACCACCTCAAACGCGCCGGTTCTGTCCGGATTGCACGGATACTCGATCAGGCTGATCTGCCCGAAGTTGTGCCGTACCTCTTTGGTGATGCGAAGTCCAGGCGTTTTTTTGTCTGCCACGTATCCCTGTTCAATCGTGTACGTCACATTCGGCGTGTACACCGTGTACTCCACGGAGCTTTCCGGCAGATCCTTGAACACGTAGGTCACGCCCATCAGCGGCGTTTTCTTCGCGTCATTCCGGTACACAACGAAGGTGTTCTCAACGTCCGGAACAGCGATCTCAAACGGCGCTTCATCAAGGTAGTCCGTCAGTTTCCGCTTCTCCGTGTCGTGATACACAAGCCGGTAAGCCGTACCGCAGATGAACATCGCATAAGCCAAGTCAAAATCAAGCTTCTGCTTGCCTTCGGACATCATCATGTCGTTGACGCGCGCAACCTTTTCGGGAATCTCCCGGTTTTTGTCATCAACGCCCTTGTTTCCCTTGCGGCTCACGTACTGAATCGGTTCCCCGGCAAACTCTGAAGCCTTGAAGGCCGTAATCATGTTCGCCAGGTTCACAACGATCTTGTTGTTGATCTCCGCGTTGTAGTTCTTCTTCCTGTTCAGAATCGGCTGAATGCCCCTGTTGTAATCCAACAGGAACAGAATCTCCGCGCGGTTCTTTGCGTGAACGCCAAGCGCCTTTGCAAGCACATCCGTCACGTTGTCCCGCGTGATCTCCGCTTCCGAACTGAGAATCATGCGCCGTCCGTGCAGTGTACGGGAAAAATCCAGATTTTTCTGCCCGTCCACAACGGTCACATCGTATGCTTCCAGACCCAATCCGGATCACTCCCTTCCGCAGCATATAAAAAGACGCTGAACACGAACTCTCTCGCAATTCAGCGTCTCTCACTATTCCGCAGTACACGAAAAAAGCAGAATAGTATTCTTCGCATGTAATGTACCACAACATCTTGTGTCTGTCAACACTTTGTTATTTATTTATAACTACTTTGTAATGTATCAGAAGGGACGTGCAAACACAACCGCCTGTCCCTGAGAAAAGCCCTGGACAAAATCGGCTAACATTGACATTGCGTCCGGTACGTCATCGTGCTTGTTCTTTCCACTCATCGTCCATGAGCACAGCTTCGCAACAAACTGCCTGTACTCCTTATCCTTGATAACGCTCTGATCCTTGAACAGAAAATGCTCCTTGACGTACGGGCTGGCCATGATGATCTTTGTTTCTTTATTTTGCGTTGTGAACTTTGTTGTAATCTTCGTCCGTCCGCCCTTGTTCCGAATCTGTTCCTGCACCCAGCTTGCCACATGCCCGCCTGCGCTGTTGGACTCAAACCGGCACATATGCACATTATGCTTCATCAGTTTCTCCACAAGTCTCGGCTCGATGATCTCCGGATTGCTGTTGTCGCACACCACGTCCTCAATGTAGTAATCCTGCCCGTACTGGTACGCAATCGGCAGTACGCAGTCATCCGCGCCTCTGTCCTTCGTGTCACATATTGCGACAATCGCATCCGGCTCCCTGTCTGGCAAATCAAAATATCTCCGAAGCTCATCCGGATGATAAAGCAGTCCTTCCCGCTCAATCGGTTGGTTCATGTACAGCGCTCTCCAACTCGCGTCATCCATGATCTCCCGCTGTTCCCTGTAAAACGCCGTGCTGAACCCCACGCCGTACTTGTACTCAAAGTTGCTCTCATCGTTCTCATTCAACGCCGGAATCGCTATAAACTCCGCCCTTCCAGACCTTTCATACTGTCGCTCCAACCTTCCGATGATATCATTCACGCTCCACCGGGTTGCTATGTGCAGTTCCTTGCAGTGATCGCCAATCTTCCGCTGTCTCAGGTCTGTCGTATACGTATCCCACAGCTTATCCAACCTGTCCTTGCTCAGCGCAATCTCCAACCCTGAAATCAGGTCATCACAGTAAAGCAGCCGTCCGGCACGGTACAGACCGGCATTCCCGCTCCCGATGGACGTAAACTCCAGCGTTTCAAACCTTTTCCGCTTCCCAACGTCAATCCGGTAATCCTTCGCGTTCGTTCCGCTGATGCTCACGTTCGGAAATACATCGTTCCACTTGTATTCCCCGTTCTTGTCCATCATCCGCAGACATTCATCATACACGCCACGCACAAACGCGTTGCTGTGGCTTCCTGTCAGGTTCGGCTCATCAGGCCATCTCCCGGCTACCCATGTCAGCAGAAATATCGCAAGCGTACTCTTTCCGACACCCG